TTATCTCCTTATGCTATTCTGATCAAGCCGTTCGTTGCGTCAGCGTTTGGAAATTGTAATTCAAATGTACCGTTAGTAGATGTTTTAACACCACCAAAATCTAATACTGCAATTGCAGAATTACTATTAGTGAAATTATAAATTAACGCAGCTTGAGCAGAAATAGTTGCATTTGCCCAAGAAACATTATCTGCATCAAAAATCGCAGTAGTTCCATCTGTAGAAATTACTACATTAGTTAGTGTTTCACCACCTATTACATAATTTGTACCGCTATCTGATATTTCATTTGCAGTTATGTAAGCAGTTGTGTTTTCATCTAACGATGCCGTATTGTCATATAAAGCACATTTAAGTGTTTGTGACTCAAGATTGCCACCAGGCGACATTAAGTCTTGCTTAAATGTAACTGTTATAGCTTGTGATATTGCCATGTTTATTGTCCTCCAGTTAATGTATTTTCGCCTAATGGACTACCAGGAAACTTGTAATCAGTTCTTCGTCTTCTACGAGCTTCATTGTTTATAGCAGTCACACTTTCGACATACTTTTGTTTATAGATATTATAGTCTTCCATGTTCTTTGTAAAGAGATTTGCTTCAGATAATGAACCATATAATAGAGCATCAGAAGCATTCTCTGTATACCAATTAGTCGTATTAGTATTAGATAGAGGATTAATTCTACCTTGATAACCTAATTCCATAACATATGCTGTATCAGGAGTAGGTGCTACATATAATGTAGTATCGTTAAAATTAGCAAAATAACGAGGTTGAGAAGTAATAGAAGCATTAGGCCAATATTCTTGTAAATACTCTATTGGTTTAATTTCTAAAAATACTCTATTACCATCACTATCTATAATATTTAAATAATTTAATAACATAGGTTCTATTGAAGATGGTAAAGTAATAAACCTATCTCCTACTGACATAGAAGAAGTTACGTTTTGATTAAATCCAACAGGGTCTATATCTCTAGATAGTTTTTGTTGAGTATTATCAATAAAAGTATCTAATTGATTAGTAAAATCTGTTCCTGTATTTTCAGCCCAAGTTTGAATATCAGTCTTTAGACTGCTGTACGTCATTACCATTTTGTTCTATTCCTTCAACTTTAAATTTAGTAAATACATTACCTACAAAAGAATATGTACCATGATGGTTTAATCCACTTGTAACATCAGCATAAATCTTACCACCAAGTTTTTGCCATAATCTGCAAAAAGCATAGTCTTCTGATAAATATCTATTACTTTTTTCATCAATAATACAGTCAAAAAATGCGTAAGTATTATTACTTGAATATCTTTGATTGTTAATTATTTGATCTGTTGTATATTTTAAATTAGGATAAGCTTCTTTCATCTTATAAAAAACTTCTTTTTTAATACACATAAATCCAGTTGCTGCGTCTAATACTTCTATAAATCCATTTCTCATTTTAAGATTTAATGGATCAGCAAAATTTAAATTATATCCTAAAGCTTTTTGCTCTAAATGTTTAAAATCACCTTTTTTAGCAAATTCTTCTACTGATTTCCAATCTATTGATTTTCTAGGATATATTCCACAAGCTATATCATAACCTGAATTAAGAACTTTATAAAAAACATCTCCATTAAAACCTATATCACTATCTATAAAAAATAGATGTGTAAAACGATCAGGTTCTTTTTCATCATAATCTAAAAATTGAGAAACTAAAGTATTTCTAGCACGAGTAATTAAACTCTCATTACCCATAGTATTTAAATGGACTGAGAATCCTTCTTTACCAGCTTTAGTTGTAACATTAAGAATACCGTGTAGATAAGCTTCGTTTAATTGACCGCCATAGCAAGGAGTTGCGATCATCACTCCTAATTTTTTTTTATCTGTCATTATGTAGATACTGTAACATTTCCTACAGAAGAAGTTAACAAATTTGTGCTAGCTTGTGCGATACCAACATTTGAAACAGACCCTGATGTAGATGGATATATTAGATTAATTTGATTAGGAACACCACCAGTTGCTGATAAATTAGCTTGTGGTCTAGCATTTTGCAATGACTGTGCATCTGTAAAATATGTTAAATCTAATTGTGGTTGTTTAGGTTCATATTCTGACCAATGTACTAAACTTCCATTCCATTCAAATTTCATTTCGTTATATGGAAACTCTAAACCAGAACGATCTGATATTGCTTTAGAAAATTTACCACCAGAAAATTTTGCTGATGGTGCTCGATGTGGTTTTTTTGATCTATCTGCTGTAATTGCCATAATTAACTATAATACGATGTTGATGGTAATATTCTTGTTGAAGGACTATCATCACCTGCTATTAATCTTTCATAAGCTTGTTCGTAATCTAGTTTTAATTCAGCTCGTGTTGCTTGATCTATACCTGGTCTTTTCTTAGATAAATAATATGCAAGACCTGCACACATACATTCAAAAGCTCTAAATGGAATATCAAGATTTTGTTCTACTCCATCAACAGTAGAAGCAGTAACATCTTGAATTTTTCTCATTCGATAATATCTTAATGTATAAGCTTGATCAGGTGTTGGATAAATTAAAACTTGAGGTGTATTTAATCTTTGTAAATAAAACTGTGTAGGTCTAGATTGAGAAGTTTTATTTGAAATAGCAGCATAATCATTTACTCCTAGTCTAGTCATAGAGTATTCTGTTGAACCATCTAAAATATTTGCATTAATTATATCAATAGTATCATAATCTAATGTATAAGTATTAGTACCTTGAGTTAATGATAAATCTTTAAGTTCTACAGTCCATTGATTGTAACCACGATTAGCCCAATCACTAAACATAATATTTAAACTACGTCTAGCTGATCTTACATCATAACCTAAAATAGGATCACCTCCTATTCTATCAAAAGCTTCCTGTATTACATCATTTACAGTAAGATTATATGTCGCTGTTCCAGATGTTGCCATATCTCTCCTTTACTATGCGTGAAATACTGTAACACCTTTTATAGTTGCTACATTCGCACCAGCAATACTAGATGAAACTTGACAGCTTGTTTCAAATTTAACACCTTCTTCTGGAAGATTCATTTGAAAAGTAGAAGCTCCAGCATCTACATTACCTGTATTAATTTCAAATACGTCAGTTCCACCATCTTTAAATGTTAATACACCAGCAACATCGCTTGGTTCTGCGATAAAACCTTTAAGTCTTGTAGGTCCGCTAACTAAAGTAACAGTTATTGCTACGTTAGAAGATGTATTAGACAATGAAGCTTGGTTTGCACTAACTACTTTTATGTCTGATCCTGCCATTTTATTCTCCTTAGATTAATCCTTGTTTTTTTAAGTTTTGATATAATAGACTAACTCTATCCATTTGACTACTAGGTTTTTGAAAAAGTTCAGTTAAATATTCTTTAGATTTAACAGAACCATAATCTATTGGACTTAGATTTATATCAGTACTACCTTTATTAAGTATATTTTCAGTTTTCATTACAGATGTATCTCCACCAGCATCTGTAAAAGTACCAATTATTTTTTGTATATTAGCAATTTTTTTATCTAAATCTTTTTCTTCTTTATCAGATTTTTCTTTTTCTAATAGAATATCTAAAGCTGATTGTGTTCCATAATCTTCAATAGAACCTGCTTCTTCTTGTTCTTTTGTTGGTTCATATTCTTCTTTAGCTTTTAAAAACTCATCGTATTCTTTTAATAAAGGTTTTTCTTCTTCTTTATCTTTTTGTTCATCTCCATAATTTTGGAGAGCTTTACCAAAAATTTTTAAATCTTCAAACATATATTCCTTTTTAGAGGGCCCGAAGGCCCTCATCTAAAATTATGTTACGTTATTATTTTGTACATATTGTACAGTAACAATAGCTTCACCAGTAGTTCCATCTCCATCAGTCGCAGTAAATACTCCGATAACATTGATGTCACTTGTTCCTACATCAGCTAAATTTGGAATTGCAGCAGCGATAGGTTGTGTTCTTCCAAGAGCTTGTGCATTAGATGCTGCAATAAATGCAGTTCCGTTTGCAGCAGTTCCTACAGAAACAGTTGCAGCAGTTCCATCATTATTAACTGTAATGATATCTAAAGTTACATTAGTTATTTGTGAACCAGCAGGAATAGTTGCAACAGTTGTATTTGCTGTAGCTCCTATTGTGCTAATTGATTTAGATTGTACCATTTGTACAAATCCAGTATTTGTTACATCAGTTCCTAAAGTAGTACCAGTAGTTTCTCTAATAGTACCTGCTTTAATAGGTCCTGAAAATGTAGTTGTTCCCATATGTCTATCCTCCTTTTGATAGTCTGCTTTCGCAGTCGTTAGGGTTAAATACTAGGCGTATTGCTACGCCTAGTAAGATTATATTATTATGCAGCTCCTTCTGAACCAAAGATAGTTCTCCAGTCTGTGAAACCGAAAGAATATCTTTCTCTAACTTTGTATCTTAGATTACCAGTTTCAAAATCGCCTTCAACAGCTTTTTTCATTGGTGATCTTACAAAGTGTTTCATTCCATCAGGACAATCAGTCATAATGAAGTATTGATCTGGGTCAGTTAATCTTTGATTAACTACTACTCCGCCAGGGATCATACCCATATTTCTCATTGCATTGATATCATTGTCAGCAGTTCCTGGTCTTAAATTAGACTTAAGGATTCTTTCTGCAATGAACACCAATTGAGGTGGAACGATTAGTTTTTGTCCAGTTAATGCAATTGGTATATTTCTGTCATCAACAACAGTAGAGATTTGAATCAGTAACTGCTCAAGAGAAGTTTCTGATAAATCAGCTGGTGTTGCTAATGTGTTAGAAGCAGTACCACCGCCACCTAGTGGGTGAGAAGCTGACAATAATGCCACGCCATCGCCACCTACTGAAGTAGTAGTTGCATTGTTTAGGATATTTGCACCTTTGATTTCTTTAGTATGTTGCATTGATCTTGCAAGTGCTCTTGCGTATTTAGCGCCTAGAGAACCATACAAGCCATCTTCTTCAGCTTCTTCTGTTATAGAAAATGCTAAAGCGATAGTTTCATGTACATATCTAGAAACAAAGCCTTCTCTGCCGCTTTCATAAGAGATAGCAGCACCTTCAGCTTTTGTTGGTGCAGCACCGAATCCGATCATTTGTACATCTTCTTCGAATGCTTTTTGTGATTGCTCAACAGAATAGATTTCTCTCCATTGTTCTGGATATCTATCGTATTCCATACCAAACACGGTATTTAAACCTAGATTGAGCTGTTTGGTAAATAGTGCTCTATTAAGTGCCATAGTTTATGTCTCCTTATACTCCTGCACCAGCACCACCAACGCCGTATAAGTGTTTATTAATAACCACTTCTACTTTTGCGTCAGCACCAGCTGCATTGTTTGGTTCGTCAACTAACCTTAATATTCTTAAAACTAAAGACCCAGTACCTAAAGTAGCTATGTCTAATTCGTCTGTAGAATATCCGTAAGTTGAATTGAAAGTACCAATAGTTACGTTTGCTAATTCACCAACATTGGCTGTAGCAAAAGTACCATTACACTGTACTTTATATGTTATGTTTGGATCATCGTATACATATGCTTTAATAGCAGTGTTTGCTTTTACAGCAGTACCTGTGTTCCAAACTTTAGAGAATTTAACATCTCCAGTAGAGTTTTCAATATATTCAACTCCATAGAATACGCCAACAGCGTTTCCGCCTGCAGTTCCTCTAATTACTGTTCCATCAGTAGTAAGGGTAACTAAGTCACCACTTGCTAGATTTGCAGCATAAGAGTTTGCAATAGCATATTCTTGGGGTCTAATAACTCCACCTGTAAGATGTCTCAAAGGTATAAAACCTTGAGGGGCATTTACATTTGCCATAGTTATAACCTCCTAAGTTATAGTTGCGTTTTACTCTTTAAAGCCGCCCCTTGTAACTTCAGTCTTGAAGGTTTTACTAATTGGATTTCCAGGTTGTTCTACTTTGTGAATATCTTGTTCGACTGATCTCATTAAGTTTTCAGTCATTCTTGCGTAATATTCATTACGTTCATTAACCAGTTCTTCTGGCATTTCACAGAGTACCATGCCTTCTATTCCAATATGACCAGCAAATTTGCCATGTTCAATCGTTGGAAAATGTTGTGCATCTTTAACCGTTTTAGGGTCTCTAGGCTGCCAACCTTCTCTCAATCGTTTAGCAACATTTGTTGGTTGATCCTGTCCTAAAACCATTGTTGCGATCCATCTTTGTTTGAATCCAGGTCTTGCTTCAGGTGCCTCCAATAAATTACTTGGGCGCCAACTTTTTTTGACCTTTGTTGATTCCTCAACTCTAGTCTCATGTTTTATTTTATTATCTTTACTCATGTCGTGCTCCTTCCGTTCACGTATTGGTGCTAAAGTTTTTTACTTCTTTAGCAAACCGCTTTAGTGCCGCTTCATCATTGATATCAATGCCGAAATTTCTAGCAGTAGCTAGATCATCCTGCGTTAGCTTTACTCTATTACTGTCGCCAGTTTTTTTACGACTAACTCCAGCAACAGGAGATTGCACTCTGTTGTTCTTTTGTACCACATTTTTATCAGTTTGAGAAGTGTTTTCCTCATCTTTATTAAAATGTTTTAAACCACTTGCTTTAAGTCGTTTATCCATTTCATCATAGTATCCAGGATCGTTCACATCCCAACCTTCTTCTGTTAATTCAGCATCAATTCCATACGCCATAGCTGTTTCTTTACGATAACCAGGCTTATTAAACCATGTTGAATTAGATTGTACCCAATCTCTTGCTAAAGGTGGTGCTTTAGCTTCTTTTTTTTCAGAAGTTTTTGTTTTTTCTTGTGAGTATTCAGAAGTTTTTTGCATCTGACCTCTTAAATCAGCCATTTTTTCATACAAATCAACTTGTTTATCTGTATTACCTTCTTCAATTGCTGATTTTAATTCAGCTGAAACAGATTTATATTGGTTACTGAGAGATTTATTTGCAATATCAAAAGTTTTAGTTTCTAAATTTGATAATTTTTCTTCTAACTCAGTAATTCTTTGTTCTGCTTCTGCTCTTTTAGCCACTTCTTTAGCAATTCTTTTACGAACTTTTTCAGAGTATGGCATATCCTCAGAATAAGGAGGTGCTTTAATCTCTTTTTTCTCAGGTATTACTTCTTGTGTTTCTTCTTTTTGTTCTTCTTCTGCAGATTGAACTAATTTATCAATAGGATTCTCAGGAATCTCTACTTCTTTTTCATTAGCATCATCATCTAATTTAACTTCTAGCTCTTTCTGCTCTTTGTTTTCTTCATCTATCATAGTTTCTCCTATGTTGTCGTTAGTTTATCTAACGTGTACTATATACTTTGAGATATTACTTCTGGGTTTTCCAGTGTAGCAAGTATCTCATCATCATTTAATAACACCATTTTGACTTTTTGTACAGATATTCTTGCACCTGCATATCTTCCAAATACAACCCAATCTCCTACTTTACACCAAGGTTGTTTTCTGTCAGAATAACATTCTGATCCCATTGCTATTACTTGTCCAACAGAATTCATATAAGATTGTGTGTCTTTACTGTTATCAGTTAAATAAATTCCGCCTTTTGTTTTTTCAATAGAACCTCGTGGTCTTATTAAAATTCTATAACCTACTGGTTGTGGTATTTTATCTGGTGTTGGTACACTACTATCAGTGGACCAAGCATCGTTATTAATCATCGTCTTCTATATCTCCTTTCTGATATTTTTCGATTGTTTCATTTATGATCTCTAGTGATTTATCTAAACCTTGTCCATAACCATAGACACGTTTAAATTCTTGAATATCATTTACTCCCTTAGAAAGTAAATTAGTTGCTAAATCAGTTTTATAATTTTTTATTTTATTCTTGATCGCTTGTAACAGCTTCTCCATCTTCAACTTTCTGTTTTATAGTTTTTAGTAATTCATCAAAATCTAAATTTAATTCTTGACTTACTTTTGCAAACTTTCTAGGTTTGATTATCTTTATTGATAAATTTTTATTTTCTAAATATTTTTTTGCTTGTCTTATTATTTCAGCTTTCATTTTTCTTTTCTAGCAACCCTTGATGCTGTTTCTACTATCTTAGCTTTAACCTCTGCATCTTTTCTGGCATTTTGTCTTTCGCTATTTTTAACACCTTCTGCAAATCTAGCTTTTCTAATATTTAGTTCTTCAGCTTTTAATTGTAGTTGTGCTTGCTTCTCTTGTTTTTCCATTTCCATTTGTTGTTGTTCTGGTGATGGTGGCATACTACCCATTAACTGTTGAGCAGCTTGTGCTGCTGTTGCAGCAATTCTATTTTCTTGTTCAATAGAAAGTTCTTTAGGTTTTTCATTATTAAATTCTTTATTAAATTCTCCAGAGGATGTTGCCATACCTTCTTGTACTTGAGCTTGCATTTGTTGTTGATATAAAAATGCCATGTGTTGTCCTATATGAGCTAACATCTGAGGATATAATACTTGTTTAGCTTCAGGGCTACCAGCAAATCGTGGATCATTAATAAATTGTTGATGAACCATCATATGAGCTGCATGATCTTGTTCTTCATAAACTCTAATTGGTTTACCATTTAATAATGCCATGTTTTCAGATACAGGATCACGTCTAGGAATATCTTCATCTTCAATCATTAAATCATTATAATCAGGAATATTTAATGCTTGTAAAAATCTTCTATAAGCTTCTTTAGTATCAATAATAGAAGGTGCTTGTTGTGCTAATTGAAGTCCAGTTTGTGCTAAAGCAATACGTTGTGCTTGTGAAAATATATTAGGATCACTTACTGGCACTACATTAATAGCAAAATCAAAATCTTTTTTTCTAATAACTTTTCTTTCACCTATAACATCATATGGATATTCATCATCTAAATATTCTCCATTTAATTCATAAAGTAATTTAAATTCTCTACCTTGTGCTTGATGTAATCTTTTATGAATAGCACTAAATACTTTAGAGCCTTGTTCTATTAAAGCAATAGTAGTTCCAACAGGACCTGATCCAGCAGAATCACCTATCATAGCATCAGCTATTGAAGCAAAACGTCTTCCTGATTCTGTTAATACTCCTAATAATTGTAAGAGAGTAGGAGAAGGTTCCTTAAATGGAAGAGGAATGAAACTCTTTCTTAAATCATCACCATAAGCTTCTACTTCTACCCACTCTCCAGGGGAAACTGTAATATCACCGCCTTCTATTCTTGCACCTTTAGCTCTAAAGCCACCATTAAGATTTGCAAATGCTGCTGAATCTAATAAAGCTCTTAAAGCACCTGTGCTAGCGTGCTGTAAACCGCCAATCATTTGAATTAATCCAAAGCCATAGAATCCAAGACCTGGTAAATATTTATAATGAATAAAATAAGTTCTTTTTCTTTTTAATTGATCGTCTTCTTTCCAATTTCTTCTAATTGCTAAAACTTGTTGTGATTCATAATCAATAGTTACAATATAAGGTAAAGCTAATCCTGAATCATCTTCTCCTAAATCTAAATTTGTATGTACTTCTAATACAGTGTGTATTTTATCAGAAGCACTAGCTGTCATACCTTCTAATCTTTGAATTGTTTGTTCTACTGTATCTGAATCTCTATTATCATTTTGATTTTTCATTAGTGGTACATCTTTATAGAAACCACTAATTTGATGTTTTTTAATTTCGTTTTGAGAAAGTTTCATTACTTGAGTGTATCTTTCTGCTGTTTCTAAATCTGTATTTTGATATGAGATTACAAAATCTTCTGCTGGTACAAACTTACTACAAATTCTATCTAAGGTATTATCGAAATATAATTTTTTAAAAGATGATCCAGCTAATGCTAAATAAAATAACATTTGATCTAATTCATTAAAGTAATCTGATATTTGATTTGTAACTTGGAAATTCATAAAGTCTTGAACACGCTGAGCTTGTTCAATTTTTTTATCTGTAGTCTTACCAATGATTTGAGTTTTTACAGGTCCGCCTGCTGGAAACATTTCTGCAATTGCTCTAGCTTGAAACTGAGTTGCAGCTTCTGACATTAATGGATGATGTACTCCTGAAGCTCCTGGAAAAGGATCATTTCTATCTTCTACAACTACGCCTAACATTTTTAATCCTTTGGCGTATTGATCTTCCCAATCTTTACGAGATGATTTATCATCTTCGTAAGCTTTAATTAAATCTTTTCCAATTCCTTTAACTTGAAATTCATCAAGTTCTTCTGCTAAGTTAGAATAATGATTTGATTCAAATACATCTTCATCTTTTTCAGTTTCTTCTTGATCTATATCAACACGTACTTTTTCACCTTTATCATTCGTGTATTCTAGTTTCTTTTTTTCAAGTTCGACTTCTAATGCCATATTATTT